CCTCGACACTGTATCCGGCATATCTCTCAAGAACTTGTCTCATTTAGCAAACATATCGTTAATGCTGATATTTTGCTATGGAATAAAATTTATTCCTTATCGTCCTGCTCCGCTTTCTCTTTCGCGTCCTGCTCGGCTTCACGCTCCGGCGTACAGACATGGCTCATGGCTTCGACATTCACGCGATACATACCGCAATGAATACAGGAACCGTCTGCTCGGTACTCATGCGCCGTGCTCGGTTTGCCTCTCTGCGCCATATTTCAGCCGAGGTTATAGCTAATATCGACTTCGATCCCGAGCAAATCCACCGTTCCCGTGCTGCCGTTGGTGATGTCCCACTCGATGATGATGTCCGAGTTCCGGTTCATAAACCACTTCTGATTCGCGACCGGAATTGGGATCGGCGTCACGTTCACATTCGCGCTGAAGGCCGTTGCCAGCCCGTTCGCCGCGTTCGCCAAAATCGTATTCACCGTGGCCGTAGGGGACGCGCCTTGTGCATAGACCGTCTCGGTAATCCCAATCGTGTTCGTCGCCGCATTCGCCGTGTTGATGACATAGCGCGGCGTGATCTGCTTGATGAGAATTCCCTTGGGACGAACCGCAGTCACCGGCGTCAATTCCGTGATCCCGGTAAAGGGCGGAATCCCTGTCACGCTTGCAGGAGTCGTAAAGACGTTCGCAGCAATTGGAACCGGCGCTGTATGTGCATTCGCGAGACTGAAGAACGTGATGTGGGTTGCATCGGGAATCGCGCTGATGACTGCCGTCTCTTGGACGGTCGAGGCTACCGTGTCCACAAGGCAGGCTTGACCTACCGAGAAATTCACGCTGGACTTTACCGCAACGTTGATTGCGTTCCCTGCAAGGGAGTTAGCCGTAGAAAGCGTATTCGGCCAGCCCACCGGCTGCCCATGCGAACCTCTGGGGATGGAGTTCCCAAAAGCTTCCTGCACGAAGTCCTGCATCCCATACTTCCGCAAGATTCCGGAGATCGGGATGGCGATCTGGCTTGCAGTTGTGGTCGAAACGTTGAGCGACCACGAGCCCGAGGCGAGGCGCGTATAAGCCCCCGTGCCAGTGCCCGTGGCGATCACCATGTCGGTGATGCCGAATGTCAGGATTCCATCAGGAAAGGGGGTGTCGTAGTGCTGGACCGATTGCGTGCGCGACATCTTTTACCTCCCACCGGGCAATACATGCTCACCGGCACATGGGTTAGTTGAGGCTATTTCTTCTGTTCAGTTGTCCATACCGGCCCACGCTTCCCGGAATGCTGGTCGGGAGGAATCGGCCTTGGATCTTCTCCCTGCTGCGGAATGCGGTGATCCTTGTCCTCGCAGTGGTTCAGGAGAATATGTCGCGTGTTCTCAAAATGCTTCATGGCCGCCGTGTTTCTGGGCTCATGGCCGGAGTAGTTCGCATCCTCGAGGTCGGCGGTAGATTTAACCGCACATACGGGATCGTTCTCGCTGATTCGGGCTCCGGGCTGTCCTTTAACGAGAGGCATTAGACTGATTTACTCGTTCTTTTTGCGACCTTCGGAGTGTTCACCCAATTACTCAGCCGGTGTTTTTCGACTGGCACATCAGGAATCCCACTCTTTCGGATCGCATTGATCTCGTCACGCGTCTGTTTCTTGTTGGGCCGGTCCCTTTTGGGATCGCCAGCGAACGGCACGAACTTTTTCTTTTCTGGCATTAGTCGAAATCCATCACGAAATACGGCTTGCGCCACGCTCCGACTTTCTCAATTCCAATCTGAAAGCAGTGGTAATCCCGAATCAAGCGGACTCTCGGAACCTGCAACACATAACTCCCAACTCGGAACACCCACCAGTGCCGCGTCGATTTAATCGAAATACACATCCTGGTCGGGCTCATTCGGCCGCGACAGTTTCGGATGCGGCTGCAAGTCGGAGATGTTCTGCTTCACTCGGCGTGCGATGTCCGCTTCGCGCGAGCCAAGCAGTCCAAAAGCTCCTCCGGCTTGAATGTCAGAGAACTCGGGAGAGATGAGCCGGCCCTGCTCCCAGTAGGCGTCGTCGAGGTTCATGCGAATCCCCGAGCGCTGGCAGTAGAACCAAGCTCCCGACTCGATCTTTTTGGCGGCCCACATTTACGCTGCTCCGCGTGTCCTTTTCGCCACTTTGGGGTCGTTCATCCAACGGTCCGGAGGCGTATCCGGAACTCCGCTTTTGCGCAATGAACGAATCTCATCGCGAGTCTTACTCTTCGGAGAACTAGCCTTCTTTTTCGCCATTACGGTCCAAGGCTCCCGAAAGTGTTGATCCACGTATCCGCGCCGGCCGAGTATCGCGCGATCGCCAAGAACTTCAGCGCTTGCTGATCGAAGTCGCGGTCGTAATCGCCGTAGATCGGTTGCCGCTCGTAGTACATCAAACGGTGCTCATCCTTGTTACCGGTGAGGAACCACGCTGAGGCCGAAGTGAAATAGGTGTTCACTTCGTAGCTCAGGCCGGTAGCCAGCAGAGCGTTTGTCTCGTTGTCGGAGGTGTACGGCTTGCCTGCGGACCCGAGCAGTTCAATGGCGATGAACTCGATTTCTGGCGGGATCCGGAGATGCTTCGGCCTCACGGCGACAACGAGCCCGCGGGCATTCGGCATTCGCTGGAAGGTCATCGTTGCGTATTGCAGGGCCGTGAAGCTCAAATCGGCGTCAACTTGCGGGCGATTCGGATACGTTCCGGCAGCGGTTGAGAATGACCCCGCCCCTGGCGCGACGTTCGTTGCCTGAACCCCGCCGAGCAGTGGATGCTGATTGTTGAACAGGCTCACGCCGTCATCGACAATCGTTCCTGTACTCGAGAAGCCGAGGTTGAAAACGTTCCCTGCGGTCTGCTCCTGGGCGAAGATGTGCGACTGCACCAAGCCCTTCGGACTCTGCTCCATCATCCCGGTCTGGTCGTCCTGCATGAGTTCGTACGACATGCGAACTCCGAGGCCGTAGGTTTGATGGACATAACGTCGCGTGCCGCCCTGAATCAAGAAGTCATAGACGATGCTTTCGCCTTCGTTCTTCGGCTGCGCAGGCGCGAATCCCGAGTAGTGCACAGCGTCCTCATAAGCCTTTTTCGAGGGATGCACGTTGAAGATCGAGCGGAACTGGACGGAGCGCTGGCGAAGGTCCAAGAACTCAATGAAATTATGTGCCACGTCGATGGACATTGCCTGGAAGAACTGGTTACGCACCATTGTCACGTTGATACCCTCGCACTTGTCCAGATTTGGACAACTACTAAACTTGTGAAGCTGCGGCCAAGAACTGAATCCGATACCGCCCGTTGGCAACCTGCGTGGTCGTCGAACCGCTCGCCAGATCCTGCGGGTTCAAAGACAGAATCCGGCAGGGCAGCGTACCCGGCGTGGTCGCAATCGTGTTGCGATCGGCATACCACCAGCTATTCGCGTCGGTTACCAGAGCTACGTACTTGCCAATGTCTGAAGTTGAGGCGGTGAAACTCGCGCCGGTTGAGTTATCGACTTGCACTTCAAAGATCGTGTCGAGGACCGACTGCCAAACCAGCATCAAGCCATCGACATAAGGCGAGCCATGCGGCAGGTTTACGGCGCTGGTTTGGTTTGGAACCGAGCCCGTTGTCGGCGCACCGCCAGGGGACCCAATCGAGCCGAACAGTGGCGAAGCACCCTTGCCTGCGCTCGAGAGATTGTGTCCCGGATAGGCTGCGATTCCAGCCGTAACGTTCGTAGTCGACAGTGGCGAGGTGGATGCGATCACGGCGCCCGAGGAAATTACGACCGGCGTGCCATAGTTGAATGTTTGGCTGGCACCTTCCAGATAGTTGAAAATGTGCTCCTGATTGCCAGAAATCGTGGATACAGGAACGATTGGAAGGTGAGTCGAAAGATTCGCCGCCATGTCTTATCTCCCCTGAGATGGATTCAGAACCCCGCCGTCGCCGGCAGTAAACACGGGTCCGACTCCTTGAAATTCCTGCTTGGCCTGCTCTGCCACGTAATACGGGTCTTTGTCGATGTTCGCGGGACTCAGTTTCGTGTTGGCTTCGCTCTTGAAGTGCTCAACCCCGCCTGATCGTTTGGCCTTATCCATCGACTCTTTGTAGCGGAGATAGAGCAGAGCCTTGTGACACTTCATCAGCACCAAGTCGCCTTGCTCGACGGCTCCATCCTGATCGGTCAATTCGATGTGGTAGTTCTGGAGGTCGCTGAGCTTGGCCGGAACGAATCCGAGCGAGCGGGCTTCCGCGATTCGGCGCGCGTCCTTCGCGCTCTTGTTGAACCAGTGTCCGCCCCACTGCGGATCCTTGAAAGTTACAGTCAGATTCTGCGGGATGCGGCCGGGGAGTTGGTCGTAGAGCGTTACGGGCAGGTTGTAATAGTCCTGCTCCGACATCTGCTCGTAAGGCTTCGGCAGAACAACGACTTTGCCGTCAAGTTCGTAGCGGTACATCATCTTGCCGCTCTTGTCGCGAAACATAGCCCCCTGCGGGATTGGGGCAGAGGGCTTGTCAGGGGTCGCCGGAGGAGCGGTTTTTACAGTCGGCACATTGGCTTCGCGAAGAAGTTGATCGACGGAGACGGGATTCTGCGGAGAGCTTCCGGGCTTCTCGTTAGGCATTGCCAGCCTTGTAGTTTTGCAGCGAGATCGGATCACCGTCGCGGTTCATCATGTTGTTGATCTTGGCGGCTTTGTCCAAGGGAACGCCGCGATCTTTCAGCCATGCTGCGACTTGTGGATTCATCCCTTTGTTTGGATCGTCGCCGTCACCGCCTGCTTCCGGACCTACTGAAGAGGTCCCCATCAGCGACGGATAGCTTTCGCCTTGGAGATCACCTTTAACGTACTTGTCACCCAGGAAAGTCTTGATATGCCACTCCCAGAAGCCGGGAGTGCCGCGGCCCTTCATGTCCATCTTGTCGGCAATCGCCACGAGTTCAGGCCCGTACTTCGAGAAGATGCGCGAGAAACGTGGATCTTGTCGCGCTCGCATTTCCTGAATCTGTGCATTGGACTGGAGTTGCGCGTTGACCAAGGGCTGCGTGCGGCGGTCGATAAAGCCAGCCGGATCGGTCAGGACTGCGGTTGTGGGATCTTCCGGGTCGGGATCGACCACGGGCTCCGGAGGTTTCTGCCCTAACTTCTGAAGTTCCGCTTTAAGTAGTTCTACGGAACTGGTGAATTGCTGGCTAATTTCGCCTTTAAGGGCGTCGAGGTCCGCTTTGGAGGCCGAACCCTCGAGCTTCTTTTTGAAGTCATCCTGGCTCATCCCAAGAATGTCTTCTGCCTTCGGAAACAATCCAGCCATATGCGCCGAAGTTAAGGTCGTTTCTTTTCAGCGTCAATCTCGCCTAAGGCCCATATGGTATATTTTCGCCATGAAATCCCTCCTTGTCGAAGATGTCCCGAAGGAATTGGTCCGCCAAGTGAAGCTTCAGGCAGTCTCAGAAGACCGCACCATGAAGGAGTGGATCATGGAAGCGTTGAAAGAAAAACTGCGGCGTTCTGACAAAACAAGAGTGTGGGATCCGAAGTGACTAAGCCGTGTACTCCCCCGGCACCGCAGGCGGATTCTTCTTCGCTTCAACGTACTGCTCGATCTGATCGGCCATCGAAATAAATTCCTTCAGCGCCACCAAGTAACCACGCATGAAGTTGTCTTCGCGCTCCGTCTTACAGCCGGTGAGCAGCTTTTTTTCGCCCAGAGTTTCCATGCTGCGTAGGTAGGTAACAATCCCTTTTTGATAAATATCTTGGCGCAGGTACGAAAGTAACGACTCGGCGCGAGGAGCTACCACATCGTTCCAGCTTTTAATTCGAATGTCTTCGACAACGTTTGCGATAGGCTTCTCTGGTTTCATTGGATTTGCGGCTCTCCTGATCCCGCCCCCGGCGCCCCCTCGGCCTGAACTTGCGGCATCTGCACTCCGGGAGGCTGTCCACCTTGCCCTAATTTTCGCTGCTCTTGCTGTGCCTGCAACGCTTTCGCCTGATCCACTTGCTTCTTGAACGCATCCGCCTTTTCCTGAATTCCCATCGGCTCAGGAATCATAAAGCTTGGGTCGGAGATGCCAAAGTCTTTGCAAATCTTGGTCATCAGCAGGTTCCCGCCAAGAATCAGTTGCCCGAGATAGTCCTGCAACTGTGGCGGCGCCATGGGATTCGAGGCTTGCTGCAGGAGTTGAGAAACCATCTGCCC